GGGATCAAAAGTTTTTAAATCAAAAAGTAAAATCATGGAACAGAAGTTCTAAGGGTTATACTTGCACACAAAGTCCACTGAGTGAGAATTGTAAAAAAGGTATATGTGTTAAGAAAAAGTTTGGAGTGTTGGCAGGATCAAAAGGTTCTTATCCTGTGCTAACAAATTTAAAAAAGATAGACCTAGATCCAGAACCAGAATACGAATTTGATGTAACAAAACCAGATGGCATTGGTACAGCTACAGTGCATTGTAAAAATGTAGAACATTTAAATGATCAACGTAAGAGACGTAACTCAATATCAAAAGCTGCAGGATTTTTACCACCACTAATTAAGAATGATGAAGAGCAAGCTATTATGGATACGCTATATCAAACACAAAAAGTTGTACAGCCACCAGTAGGTACATCACCAAAAGAAAAACTACATGATGTCATACATGCAAAAATAAATGGACCAAAAGCAACAAGTGATGCTGCATTTAAAACTGGATCTGTATTAATAGAAGATGATTATGCATTTTTTAAATTTGATAAATTTTATGACAAACTAAAAGCAAAAAATTGGAAGTATAGTGAAGATAAAACTGGTCGTATGATGCAGGTATTGTACCAAGAGTGTGAGATAGAATTTTTAGAACAGAAAAGGTTTCCATCAAAAGAGTCTGGTAAGTATCATTCATCAACAAAAAATATTATACAAATAAATGTAAAAACATTTGAAGAAGTACCTATACATCACACTAAAACAAAACATAAGACGGACATAATATGATTAGTAGAAAATTATTCGGGCCTCCGGGAACAGGGAAAACAACTAAACTATTAAAGTATGTTAAAACATTTTTAAAACTAGGCACACCTATAGATAAAATAGGATACTTTGCATTTACAACCAAAGCTGCAAACGAGGCTATCGATAGAATGTTAGAGTACCACACAACTTTTGAAAGAAAAGATCTTAAATATTTTAGGACACTACATTCACTTGCTTTTAATCAACTTGGCATGAAAAAAGCACAAGTTATGCAGGACGAACATTACGAAGATATTGGTAGAAAACTAGGTATAGAAGTTACAGTGTATTCTAATGGTGAAGAATCTACAGGATTTATAAACTCTGACAGCGAATACTTTAATTTAATAAATGCAGCCAGAATAAAAAACATTACGATTGAACAAGAATATAATACTGACATGTACTCGCAAGACATGGACAAAAGATTATTAAAAATTATTTGTGATGAGGTACAAAATTATAAGGAATCATTTCAACTGGTAGATTTTACAGACATGATAGAAAAATTTATTGTGTCCAAATTGTGTCCAAAATTTGACGTAGCATTTATTGATGAAGCACAAGATTTATCTCCAATACAGTGGAAAATGTTCAATATTATCAAGGAAAACAGCAAATATGTTATACTAGCAGGTGATGATGATCAAGCAATTTATGGTTGGGCAGGCGCAGATGTAAAAAAATTTCAGCAAGAAATTTCAAAAAAAGACATAATTTTGCCACAATCTTACAGGGTTCCACAAAGTGTTCAACACCTCGCAGATAAGATATTAAATTTAATTCCAGATGATAGAAGAGTAAAAAAGAATTGGAAAGCACGAGAGGAACAAGGAACTGTAAATTATATTTATGATACGGCAGATGCACCACTGGACCAGGGAACATGGCTAGTGTTGGCAAGATACAATGATAAATTAAATAGACTTAAACCTACACTAAAAGAACGTGGCATATATTTTGAATTTAAAGATCGTAAAAGTTATAAGGTAACATTGTTTAGAACTATTCTAAACTACATACGATGGCAGAAAGGTGATGAATTATCTTTATCTGAAGTCAAAGATATATTTGAGTACACTAATACTGATGAAGAATTAACAGAAGAAAAAATGTATAATCTTGAAGAATTTGGTTATGATAAAAACATACCATGGTATGATGAGTTTACCTCTGATTATGAAGAATGTTTATACATAAGAGAAATGTTAAGTAACAAAGAAGAATTAAGAAAGACCCCAAGAGTAAAATTATCTACAATACATTCTGCAAAAGGTGGTGAGGCAGATAATGTATTATTAATATTAGATAACACAAAAACAATACGAGATGCACTAGATAAAAGTCCTGACAAACAGGATGAAGAACACAGAGTATGGTATGTAGGTGTGACTCGTACAAAACAAAATTTATATATCATGGCAGCAAAAAAGGAGGATCAAGGTTATGACATCGAAAGTTTGGGATAAACAACACGGAGGATCACACTATCAAAAATATAAAATACAGCCAAGTAAGTTTGTAGTAGAGAATGAATTGCTATATCCTGAAGGTTGTGCTATAAAGTATATTATTCGTCATCGCGACAAGAATGGGAAGGAAGATATATTGAAAGCCATACATTTTTTAGAAATGATTATTGAGAGGGATTACAGTGAAAATTCCTAAGTTTGAGGCACAAACAGAATGGGTAAAACCTACAGAGTTTCCAGACCTGCGTAATGTAGATGAGATAGCGATTGACTTAGAGACAAAGGATCCAGATCTTTTAAAGAAAGGTTCTGGTTCTGTTATTGGTAATGGTGAAGTTATTGGCATTGCTGTTGCTACAAAATTTTATAAAGGATACTTTCCAATTGCACATGAAGGTGGCGGGAACATGGACAGACAAAGGGTCTTGACATGGTTAAAAGACATACTTGAAGCACCATCAACTAAAATATTTCACAATGCAATATACGACGTATGTTGGTTGCGGGCAATGGGATTTAAAATAAATGGCGATATAGCCTGCACGATGATAGCTGCAGCGTTGACCGATGAGAACAGGTTTAGATACGATCTCAATAGTTTATCATGGCACTATCTTGGTTATGGTAAGAACGAAGCTGCACTTGCAGAGGCTGCAGAAGAATGGGGTATAGATCCAAAATCAGAAATGTATAAGCTACCTGCGATGCATGTTGGTGCGTATGCAGAACGAGATGCTGAAGTTACATTAGGACTTTGGCAAGAGATGAAAAAAGAAATTATTAATCAGGACCTAGAGGATGTATTTGATCTTGAGTCTGATTTATTTCCATGTCTTGTTGACATGAGATTTAAAGGTGTTCGTGTAGATATAGAACGTGCACACAAAATGAAAAAAGAATTAATTACACAAGAAAAAGAATTACTACATAAAATAAAAGGTGAAACAAATATCGATACACAAATCTGGGCTGCAAGATCTATTGCAAATGTTTTTGATATGTTAAGACTAGAATATCCACGTACAGATAAAACACAGGCACCATCATTTACTAAAAATTTTTTACAGGAACATAAACATCCTGTTGTAAATATGATTGCTAAGGCAAGAGAAATTAATAAAGCACACACAACATTTTTAGATTCTATCTTACGTTATGAACATAACGGCAGGATACACGCAGAAATAAATCAATTACGTAATGCTGGGGGTGGCACGGTAACTGGTAGGTTCTCCTACCAGAATCCAAATCTACAGCAGATACCAGCTAGAAACAAAGATCTTGGACCTAAGATAAGGTCATTATTTATACCAGAGGAAGGCCATACATGGGGTTGTTTTGACTATTCTCAGCAAGAGCCTAGGTTGGTAGTGCATTATGCTTCTTTGTACAAATTACCTTCTGTTTATGATGTTATAAATTCTTATAGTACAGACTCTAACGCGGATTTTCACCAGACCGTTGCAGATATGGCAGACATACCTAGATCACAAGCGAAGACAATTAACCTTGGACTGTTTTATGGTATGGGTAAAGCTAAACTGCAGGCAGAATTAGGTGTAACTAAAGACAAAGCAGCTGAATTATTTAATACGTACCACTCACGTGTACCATTTGTAAAACAACTTATGGACAAAGCTTCTAACAGAGCACAGGATCGTGGTCAGATACGAACACTTCTAGGTAGATTGTGCAGATTTCACCTGTGGGAGCCTAACAGTTTTGGTATGCATAAAGCTATGACACACGAAGATGCACTCAGGGAACATGGACCAGGGATCAAGAGAGCTTACACATACAAAGCTCTAAATAAATTAATACAAGGATCAGCCGCTGACATGACTAAGAAAGCAATGTTGGAACTATACAAAGAAGGTATCATACCACATATACAAATACATGATGAACTGGATATATCTGTAAAAAATGAATCACATGCAAAAAAAATTATTGATGTGATGGAAAATGCTGTTACACTAGAGGTTCCAAATAAAGTTGACTATGAACATGGGGACAACTGGGGTGAAATACATGGGTAAATATTATGGCTTATTTAAATGCAAACATACCAGTGACTTATGCTCAAGTCAGGAGGGAATATTTATATGACTTACAAAAACATCATGGCGAAGTTGAAGACTGTATTATCTTCGGCATTGCCTCAATCACAGGAAGGCCAGTCCTTTTCCAT